ATACACCAAACGAAAGCTCTTCGGCATCTTCAAGCACTCAATTCACACCTCACTCAGCAGATTGGTCTGGAGCAACAAACGCTGTTACATTTTCAGAAGTTATGACAGGATTTAAATATACTGTAACTGGTGGTAGTGGTGATGGATTAAGGTATAATCCTATTAACCGTGCAAACATGTTAGAAATTTTTAATCAATTGGTCACAGTATCACATAGCGCTACGCTTGACCTAAGAAATAATTCATACACCGCAGATCTAACAGATGCAGATAAGGCCATTGCAACAAATAAAGGTTGGACGTTAACATTAGCGTAAAAATATCATGGAAGAAGAAAAAGGATTTTACAAATTAGAACCAAGCAATAAAGGTAGACCACAATTAATACATGGACAAGTTTTATTGAATAAAGAGTGGACATTAGACATAGCTTTAAAGGATACATATACGTATCCAGTAGACGGTTGGACATATTATAATAGCTTTGATGAAGCTGCAATAGGATTTAATTTAACAGAAACGCAAAAAGAACAGTTCAAAGAAGATTTATTTCCTACTGAAGAAATGTTATAAATAGAATTATGGCACAACCTAACACACGACAAAAATTAATAGATTATTGCTTAAGATCTTTAGGCCATCCTGTGATTGAAATTAACGTTGATGAAGATCAACTCGAAGATCGTGTTGATGAAGCGCTGCAGTATTATCAGGAATATCATGGAGATGCGGTTGTTCGTAACTTGTTAAAACACCAAGTTACGCAGACTGATATCACTAATGGGTTTATTCCAATAGAATCAAGTGATAATATACTTTCAATCAACAACGTGTTTAATGTAAGCAGCAGTAATAGCTCTGGTGCTTTCTCGATTGATTACCAAATACACTTAAACGACATCTTCGATTTAAATTCTATTCATGGCGGAATAGTAAATTACGAAATGACAAAGCAGTATTTGTCAATGATTGATCGTAATATAAACGGTGTATATGAAATGATTGAATACTCGCGTCACAAGAATAGGGTAAACTTTCATTCTAATACCTTAGATAACATGTTGAATCAATACGTAGTCTTTGATGGGTACCAATTAGTAGACCCAGAGTCATTCGTTGATGTTTACAACGATGGGTTTTTAAAGAAATATACAACCGCACTATTTAAAAGACAATGGGGATTAAACTTAATTAAATTCGAGGGAATGGTTTTACCAGGCGGTGTTACACTCAATGGTCGTCAGATTTTTGACGATGCGAAAGAAGAGATCCAGCTGCTCGAAGAAACGATGCAACTGAAACATGAAATGCCTCCACTAGACTTTATCGGTTAATTTATTATGCCACGAAATGTATATTTTTCTCAAGGAACTACGCCCGAAAAAAGACTCTACGAAGATATTACGATAGAGGCTCTTAAGATATACGGGCATGATGTATATTACATTCCTCGTACTATCGTTAATACAAATGCGATCTTTAATGAAGATTCGTTGAGTAAATTCGGTGAAGCATTTCAAATTGAGATGTACGTTGAAAATACCGATGGGTTTGAAGGTGATGGAGATTTACTTTCAAAGTTTGGTGTAGAAGTTCGAGATTCAATGACGTTGGTTCTTGCTACGAGAAGGTGGGAAGAGCTTGTTGGCAGATTCCAACCAATAGCAGAGGGTAGGCCGCAAGAAGGTGATCTAATTTACTTTCCTCTCGTAAAAGGTTTATTCCAAATTAGCTTTGTTGAAGATGAGTCTCCGTTCTATCAATTATCAAATCTTCCGACATTCAAGTTAACATGTGAATTGTTTGAATACGGCAATGAAGCGATTGATACTGGCATCGTAGAAGTTGATCAATTTGAAACCGACTATGCTTCTCGTACAGAACTTACACTTGGTTCTGGTAGTGGCACATACCAAGTAGGAGAAGATGTAACACAGACAAACACATCGAGTGGTATTACTGTTACAGGTGAAGTATCTACAGTAAGTTCAGGAAAGATTGAAGTATCGAGTCAAGTTGCGAGCGATGGAAGTAACACGCTCTTTGCACCGACGAGTGCAGGTACAACAGGAAATATTATAGGTGTCACATCTGCTGCTTCATACGAAATTAGTTCAATAGATGCTTTCGCTTCTATTGATAATAACGACCCTTATGCAGATAACGTAGATTTTGAAACTATAGGAAATAACTTTATAGATTTCAGTGAAGAAAACCCATTCGGTAAACCAAATATAACGAGTTAGTCATGTCAATATTTAATGGAAAACATTTTTATAATCAGACTCTGAAAAAATCAGTTGCTGTCTTTGGTACAATATTTAATAACATTAAAATTGTTCAACAAGGTGTTGGTGAAACACGAGTTCCAATAGCGTATGGACCAAGATCTAAGTTTCTCGCGAGAATACAATCTGATACTTCTGCAGCTTCAGATAAGAGCATAGCGATTAAATTACCAAGGATGAGTTTTGAAATTACATCTATAGATTTTGATTCATCGTCTAAATTAAATAAGATAAATAAAAGGTTTTTAAGTGCTACATCCAGCGCTGCAGCGACGAGTGTCGACACTGTTTTTCAGAGTGTTCCTTATAACATAGGAATGCAATTAAACATATTTGCGAAAAACCAAGATGATGCTTTACAAATATTTGAACAAATACTTCCAAGCTTTACGCCTGAATACACTGTTGCCGTAAAAGAACTAGAAGGTCCTAATACAATTACCGATGTTCCAATTGTTTTGAATGGAACGAGTTTTGAAGATACATATGAAGGAGATTTTGAAACGCGTAGGAATTTGACGTATGTATTAGACTTTACGATGAAAGTTAAATTTGCTGGAGGTGTTGATGAAGGAAAGATTATACGCACAGTAGACACATTCTTTTACGCAGATACTAAAAACACCGCAACATTGAAAACACAATATCCTCATGGGTATGATAACGAGCCAGGATTAGAAAATGTAAGACACACCGTAGCAGCATCCGACGAAGCACCTTTAGATTCAACAGATACAATTACTACTACGTTTGGATTCACACATAGTTAATTATGAATAAAAATAATGAAATACTTGATGCACTTGAAAAAAATCTTAAAATCATAGAAAAGCCAAAAACCGAAGTTGATAAGGGTCAAATAATAAATGATACTGAGAAAGATATAGAATATTCTCGTGCAAAAATGAAAGACCTGATTGATCAGTCTTCAGAAGCGATTAATCATATGATGGCTTTGGCCTCTGAGTCAGAACATCCGCGGGCATTTGAGGTTCTATCTAATATGATAAAGGACGCGAGTACGATGACTCAAGATCTTGTGAAGTTACAAAAAACTAGGAAAGATATCACACAAAGCAAAGATGGATATTCTAGCGGGGGCAATACTACTAACAACTCGATTTTCGTAGGTTCAACTACGCAGCTTCAAAAGTTTTTAAAGGAAAAACACAAAGAGACTATAATCGATGCCGAGGAAAGTTAACCCAGACGCAGGATATCTTGGAAATAACTTAGTTAAAAAAGATGGTATCCAAGATTCGTTTACAAAAGAAGAAGTAGACGAATACGTAAAATGCATGCAAGATCCTATTTACTTCGCTCGGAAGTACGTAAAGGTGATTAATCTTGACGAAGGTTTGGTTCCATTTGATCCTTATCCTTATCAAGAAAAAATGTTTGATAACTTTACCGATAATCGATTTAATATCGTTTTAGCGTGTCGTCAATCAGGTAAATCAATCGCATGCGTCGTTTACATTCTATGGTACGCGATATTTAACGCAGAAAAAACAATTGCTGTTCTTGCTAATAAAGGTGCTGTTGCTAGAGAAATGCTAGCTCGGATTACTCTAGCATTAGAAAATCTACCTTTCTTTTTACAACCAGGGACCAAAGCGTTGAATAAGGGTAATATAACGTTTGGCAATAATACTAAAATTATTGCGGCTGCTACTACCGGGAGTTCTATCCGCGGTTTGTCAGTCAATTTGCTTTTTCTTGACGAGTTCGCGTTTGTTGAAAATGCTGCAGAGTTTTATACATCTACGTATCCAGTGGTTTCTTCTGGTCAAGAAACAAAAGTTATTATTTGTTCTACCGCGAATGGTGTAGGAAATATTTACCACCGTTTATACGAAGGAGCTGTTCAAAATACAAATGGGTTTAAAGATTTTAGAGTTGATTGGTGGGACGTGCCTGGACGAGATCAGAAATGGAAAGATATAACTATAGCCAATACATCAGAACTACAGTTCGAACAAGAGTTTGGTAATAATTTTCATGGCACTTCTAATACGCTTATCTCTTCGAATACACTTTTAGAACTAAAATCTAAAGTGCCTATACAGGTTAGAAACGACGTGTATTATTTTGAAGAACCTGAAGAAGGTGCCCAATACATTATGACTGTTGATGTATCAAACGGAAGAGGCCAAGATTACTCAACATTCAATGTTATCAAAGTGTGTAAAGAAAGGTTTACGCAGGTCTGTACGTACAGAAACAACCTTATATCACCTATGTTGTTTCCAGATATAATCGTGAAAATAGCAGCGTTGTATAACGAAGCGGTTGTAGTTATTGAAAATAACGATGTAGGAAAAGTGGTGTGTAATCATGTCTATTACGATTACGAATACGAAAATATGTTTGTTTCATCTTCTGTAAAGGCGAGTGGTTTAGGTGTTATGATGACTAAACGAATAAAAAGAATAGGTTGCTCAAATTTAAAAGACATTATAGAAATGGGAAAATTGGATTTATCTGATGGTTATACTATCGATGAACTTACAACGTTTGAAGTCAACGGACCTTCGTACGCAGCATCTGCGGGTAACCACGACGACTTAGCTATGAATTTAGTGATGTTTGCGTGGTTTGTTTCTTCTGATGCTTTTGGAAATATAGCTGAATTAGATTTGAAAACTATTTTATATAAAGATAGAGTTAGAGAAATGGAAGAAGACTTGCTGCCTTTTGGTTATGTGGTTGATAGCAGCAAAGGGCGATCAGACCATGATAAACTGGTCGAACAAGCAAAACAATGGGGAAATCTCTAATTCGCAATATTTATAAATAGAACTATTGAGAAAATACCTTATTATGCAAAAAAACTTATTAATTAAACAAACAAATTGAGGGGAAAACTATTATGGGATTTCAAGTATCACCAGGCGTACAGGTCAAAGAAATTGATCTAACAAACGTCATCCCGGCCGTATCTACATCTATTGGTGGATTCGCTGGACACTTCAACTGGGGCCCGTCTGAGGAAGCTGTATTAGTTTCTTCGGAAAAAGAATTAAGTGAAACATTTGGAACACCCAATGCAGACACTTACAAATCTTTTTTAACGGCAGCCAGTTTTTTAAAGTACACTAACGCTTTATACGTTAGCCGCGCTGAACCAACGGCCGCACGAAATTCAGTGTGGAGCACAAAGGAAGCTAATCAATCAACTATTACCTCACCTATATCAAACGAAGAAGATAGCAGAACAAGTTCTGATGCTATCGCCCTTGGAAGATATTTTGGTGCTAAAGGTAACAGCATTAAAATACACATGGCGGTAGCCGCAGTTGATCCTGGTGATGTTGCTGACAGTGTTGAATCACAAGGACGATTCGCTGATATAGCCGCACAAGACTTAGTAAGCGACCTTGCAGGAACAACCGCTTGGGGCGAGGCTAATGTAGGTGTTAACGCAAACGACGAAATTCATATTATCGTTGAAGACGTTGGAGGAGAGATTAGTGGTACTAAAGGAGCAATATTAGAAATATATGAAGGTTTATCAATGTATTCTGATGCTCTTAAAGACGGTGGTACAAACTATTATGAGACTGTAATTAATCGTGACTCTAAATATATTTACGTTAATAACACTGGTTTTAAAGCGCTGTGGACAAGTAGTAGTACAGACGCACAGCCAGGAGATTCTGGTCTAACTGTTACTGATGGCGTACAAAAGAAATTTGGTATAGCTGGAGCCACCCCCAACATCGCTGAAACTGGTGTTGCGACTGTAGGAACACTTGCAAATGGTACATCTGTGAATCGTACACCTGGTACATACACTGTTAAAATTGCAGACTCGACTACTAGCTCAAACGCTACTGGTAAGGGTGCTGAATTTAGTATTACAGTAGCCACTGGTGGAATTGTTACAGCCTCGACTATTACTATCGTAAAGCCTGGAGTTGGTTTTGCGGCGGGTGAAACAATCACTGTCACGGATGCTGCTCTAGGGCTCGGAGGAGGCGATTCTCTATCGTTCAATGTTGCAACTGTCGGTAAGCTTTCTTTGCAAGGCACACTAATAAACGGTGTAGATGGCGCTGTTGCAACTGGTAATGTTAGTGCTGCTCTTAATTATTTAGCAGACGTAAATGTAGTAGACGTAAATCTATTATTTGCAGAACAAACTGATGACAGTGTAACTGTTCCAAACAAGATTATCGAGATTGCCGGTACAACTCGTAAAGACTGTGTAGGATTTATCTCGTGTAATACATCAAGTGATGACGAAACTGAAGTAATTTCAGATTTCTCAACACTAGGTTCAACCTCTTATGTTGTGCTCGACTCGAGTGCAGTGCATGTTTATAACAAGTACACAGACCAATACCAATATATACCAGCAGCAGGTCATATGGCAGGTCTTTGCGCAAGAACAGATAACACTAACGATCCTTGGTTCTCACCAGCAGGTTATAGCCGCGGTCAATTATTAGGTGTAAGTAAACTAAAATTCAACCCTAATCAGGTTGAAAGAGATGCTCTTTATAAGAAAGGTATCAATCCAATAGTTGCTCAACCTGGTCAAGGTATTCTTCTCTTCGGCGATAAAACATACCAAAGAAAACCTTCTGCGTTTGATAGAATCAACGTACGTAGGCTATTCATTGTCTTAGAAAAGGCAATTTCGACTGCATCCAAATTTCAATTGTTTGAATTAAACGATGAGTTTACCCGTGCAATGTTCCGTAATATGGTTGAACCATTCTTAAGGGACGTTAAAGGTAGACGTGGTATTAATGACTTCTTAGTTGTTTGTGACGAAACAAATAACACTGGAAACATTATTGATACTAATCGTTTTGTGGCTGATATCTATATTAAGCCAGCTCGTTCAATTAACTTTATCACACTTAACTTTATTGCAACACGCACTGGAGTTGAATTTAGTGAGATTGTTGGTACAGGAAACTAATATAAATAATATAAAAAGGAAACAACTATTATGGCAACTGTAGACAACTTTAAATCAAAACTAATTGGTGGCGGTGCAAGAGCTAATCTCTTCAAAGCGACATTAACATTCCCAGGATACGCCGAAGGCGATGCTGAATTATCTTCATTCATGTGCAAAGGCGCCCAAATGCCTGCGAGTGTAGTCAACAACATTGAAATCCCTTATCGTGGACGTCAATTAAAAGTAGCTGGTGATCGAATATTCGAAAACTGGACAGTAACTATTATCAATGATTCTGGTTATGAAGTCAGAAACGCAATGGAGCGATGGATGAATGGTATTAACGAACACGTGGCTAACACCGGTTTAGTTAATCCTAATGATTATACATCTGATCTTTTCATTGATCAGCTCGATAAAGCTGGAGCAACAACTAAATCATATACTATCAGAGACGCATTTCCAGTAAATGTATCAGCGATTGATGTAAGTTACGATTCGGCAGATACAATTGAAGAATTCACTGTTGAGTTTGCTTACCAGTATTGGGAATCAAACACCACAACTTAAAGTTTTAACTAAGATATACGCACTAAGCGGAGGTCCAAACCCTCCGCTTATTGTTGTATAAATATTATTATGGAATTATTCGGATACGACATTAGTAAAAAAGTATCGGCCAAAACAACGGCTCGAGAAGAAAAGATCATTTCGCCTATACCCAAAGTTAGCGACGATGGAGCAACTAATGTTGCAGTAAGTGGTGGAGGATACTACGGAAGTGTTTTAGATTTATCTAACACTGATGCAGTTTCTGATCATGACTTAATTATCAAATATCGCGATGCGGCGGCTATGCCTGAGTGCGACGCAGCAGTAAACGATATCGTAGATGGCGCTATAGCGTCAGGCGATACATCTGCACCTATTAGTTTACACTTAGAAGATTTGCGGCAGCCCGCAAGTGTAAAAAAAGGAATACTAAAAGAATTTTCAAAGATTTTAGAATTATACAACTTTAACGAAAAAGCGTCAGACTATTTTAGAAACTGGTATATCGACGGTAGAGCTTATTTTCATGTTATTATTGATAAAGAAAACCCACAAAAGGGTATTGTAGAATTACGTCAGGTTGAACCTACACACATAAGCAAAGTAAAAGAAATAGAAACAAAACGAGATAAAAAGACTTCTGTTGAATACGAACATATCTCCGACGAATACTACGTATACTCAAATAATCTAAACGGTGCCAGCGCTACTGGAGTCAAATTCGCAAAGGATGCTATCATACAAGTAACATCTGGTCTTATGGATTCTCACAGAACGAGATCAATAGGCCACTTGCATAAGTCTTTGAAATTGGTTAACCAATTAAGATACATGGAAGATTCTTTAGTGGTTTACAGAGTTTCAAGAGCACCAGAACGTAGAATATTTTATGTAGACGTAGGTAATTTACCTAAAGGTAAAGCAGAAGAATACGTACAACAGGTCGTATCGAGATATAGAAATAAATTAGTGTACGATGCTTCAACTGGTAATATCAGCGATGACCGTAGACACATGTCTATGTTAGAAGATTTTTATTTACCGAGAAGAGAAGGCGGTAGAGGTACCGAAATTACTACATTACCAGGTGGTGATAACTTAGGTCAAATCGAAGATGTGCAATTCTTTCAAAAGAAACTGTATAGATCTTTAAACGTTCCTTTAGCAAGATTAGAACAAGAAAGCGCTTTCTCAGTTGGTAGATCCAGCGAAATTACACGAGAAGAAGTAAAATTCCAGAAGTTTGTCGATAGACTAAGGAAAAAATTCTCTTTCATGATTATTGATGCTTTAAGAATTCAGCTAATACTAAAAGGTGTTATAACAGAATCTGATTGGTACACAATGAAAGAGTACATTACAGTAGATTATCTAGAAGATAACTATTTCTCTGAAATGAAAGAATTTGAAATTCTTAGAGAACGCCTAGAAATGGCACAACAAATGGATGATCTTTTAGATAAGGGATTCGTATCTAAGAAGTATATTCGTCAAACGGTACTAAAACAAACTGAAGAAGATATTGAAAGACTGGCCAGTGAAATAGAAGAAGAATCTGAAGAATCCGGCGAAGAAGGCGAAGAAGACGATTTAGATTTCTAATCAACAAAGGTTGATACTATAAAGGCTATTGTGTGGCCTTTCAAAAACTAAAATATTATAAATAGAATCATGAAAGCAGAAGAAATATTTAAGGGTATAATTACTAATAACCCTGTTAAATCCGCCAAAGCATTTGGTGAAGGAGTGCGTGAAAAATTAGATAGCGCGCTTGAAGTTCGTAAAGTAGGTCTTACATCATCAATATTTAATAAAACGATCGAAAAATGAAATTAATTACAGAACAGTTAGATTCCAACATTAGCTACATCACAGAAGCTAATGAAAAAGGCGAAAAGAACGTATACATCGAAGGTGTATTTATGCAAGCCGAAAAACAGAATCGCAACAATAGAATTTATCCTAAAGATGTATTGGCTAAAGCAACAGCTAAATACGTTAAGGAGCAGGTTGTAACTGGTAGAGCCGTTGGTGAATTAGATCACCCTCAAGGGCCCCAGATTAACCTTGATAAAGTTTCACACAGAATCACCGAACTTAAATGGAACGGTAATGATGTTGTTGGAAAGGCGCTGATACTAGATACACCTATGGGTAAAATAGTGAAAGGGCTCGTCGAAGGCGGGTGCAAGTTAGGCGTCTCTAGTCGTGGTATGGGAACAGTTGAGGAAAAAGGAAAAACATCATTTGTTAAGAACGATTATGTTCTTGCAACTGTTGATATTGTCCAAGATCCAAGCGCTCCATCAGCTTTTGTTGATGGCATAATGGAAGGCGTCGAGTGGATTTACGAGAATGGAATTCTTACACCTCAACAAATTGAAGAATATGAGACAGAAATTAAAAAGGTACCAATTGGGCGGATTAGTGAAGCTCAAGAAAGAATCTTTAGGGATTTCCTCTCCAAACTCTAATTCATAATAAGGAAACTTAAAAAATATGTCAAACGATAACAAAGAACAAATCGTTGAAGATGTTGAAGAAAAAGATCTTGTTGAGAACCAGGAGCTTGAAGTTGAAGAAACCGAAGCGGTTGTTGAAGAAACAACTGAAGAAGTTTCAGAGGAGACTGAAGTTACTGAGGACCAACCTTTATCTGATGCTGTCTTAAACGTATTACTTGGTGAAAAAACCAAGAAAGAAGAAACGGAAGAAGAATCCGAAGAGGAAGAGGAAGAATCCGAAGAAGAAGTAGAAGAAGCTAAAAAGGTAAAAGAAGACGAAGATGAATCAGAAGATGAATCTGAAGAAGATGAGGAAGAAGTTTCCGAATCTGCTGAAGATGAAGACGAAGATGAAGACGAATCTGAAGTTGCTGAAGAAGTCGAAGAAGACGAAGACGAATCTGATGAAGTCGAAGAAGACGAAGAAGAGGAAGAAGAATCTGATGAAGACGAAGTAGAATTACCTGAAGTAAAAACAAAGGCTGGTTATCTAGCATCTAGTTTTGATAAGCTAAAAGGTATGAAAAAGACAGAACTTGTTAGTGCATTCAGTGCATTAAACATGACTGAGGAAGATGAAGACGAAGTAGAAGTTCCAAAGACTAAAGCTGATATTATAAACTCTGTTTATGGTCAACTTAAGGCGATGAAGAAGGACGACTTAATGGCTTCATACCAATCAATCATGGCATCAAACTACGAAAGCGTTAAGGAAGAAACAGAAGCAAATCTTTTTGCTGATGACCTTAAAGTTTTAGCTAGTACTGATCAAGAATTGACTGAAGACTTCAAAGCAAAAGCTTCTATCTTGTTTGAAGGTGCTGTCGCAAATAAAGTGGCCGAGATTAAAGAATCATTGGAAGCTGAATATTCAGAAAATCTACAGGAAGAAGTTACTTACGTTCGTGAGTCTCTTGTTGCTAAGATTGATGATTATCTTTCATATGTTGTTGAATCTTGGATCGAAGAAAATCAAGAGTTTGTTGATAACAAACTTCGTACAGAAATTTCAGAGAATTTCATGAAAGCGCTGCAAAGTACTTTCACTGAACATTACATTGAAGTTCCTGATTCAAAAGTTGATCTTGTAGATGAACTTTCAGACGAAGTCACATCAATAAAAGAATCTTTAGAGATTGCTAACGCAGAAAAATCTGAACTTGCTAGTCAAGTTGAAGAACTTTCTCGTGAAAAGGTTATCTCTGAAGCAACTAGTGATTTAGCTTCAACACAAGCTGGTAAATTTAATAAACTTCTTGAAGAAGTTACATTTGAAAATACTGAGCAGTTTGCTGAAAAGGTAGCAACTATCAAAGAAGGTTTCTTTTCAGAGTCAGCTTCAACTGAAGAAGTCTCTCAATTGGACGAAGACAAATCCGTTACTACAAATGTAGAAACAATCGTAGAAGGTCTAGTGGATGCTAACGCAAATCTTCCAAAAGATATGCAGAAGTATGTTCAGCACCTTTCACGATTTAACCCATAATCAAATAAACTAAAATTCTAACAACAAAAAAGGAATTATTTAAAATGTTAAACGCAGAAAAAGAAATTAAAAAGTGGGCACCAGTATTAGAACATGCTGATGCTGCACCGATCACAGATCGCTACAAGAAAGCTGTAACCGCTAAGCTTCTCGAAAATACCGAAAAGGCTATTAGAGAAGAAAACGCGCATTCCAGCTATTCTTTGAATGAAGGACTAGGTACAGATACTTCATCTGGTAATATGCCTGGTCAAGGAACTGGATTTGATCCAATCCTTATCTCGCTTGTACGCCGTGCAATGCCAAACCTTATTGCTTATGATGTAGCAGGTGTCCAGCCAATGTCTGGTCCTACTGGTCTTATCTTCGCAATGGAACCACGCCATGAGTCTAACTCAACAGCTGGTATCACAAGTGCAGACGCTGCAGCATTCGCACCAGGTGTAGAACCTGGTGATGTTGCTGGTGCAGGTACAGGTACTAACACTGGTAATACTGGTGCATTCAACTCAGACGTTACAACAGATGCTTCTGCAGAAGCTATTTTTGATGCCGACAATATCGGTTTCAATGTAGAAGATTCAGAAGACGCTAACATTGCTGGTGAAATGGGTTTCACACTGTCCAAGACAGTTGTTGAAGCTAAAACACGCCAACTGAAAGCTGAATACACAATGGAAATGGCACAAGACTTGAAAGCAGTTCATGGTCTTGACGCTGAAGCCGAATTGGCTAACATCCTATCTGGTGAAATTCTCGGTGAAATCAATCGTGAAATTATCCGTACAATCATCAAACAAGCTAAGCTTGGTGTAACTGGTGTCCAAAACACCGCTAAGTTAGACCTATCAGCAAGTAATGATTCAATTGGCCGTTGGGCAGTTGAAAAATATCAGTACCTTGCATTCGCTATTGAGAAAGAAGCAAACAAGATTGCTGAAGAAACACGTCGTGGAAAAGGTAACTTCGTTATCTGTTCTTCAAACGTAGCTTCTGCTCTTGCTGGTGCTGGTAAGTTAACATTCGGTGGCGATGGCTCCTTGAATGTAGACTCAACTGGTAACACATTTGCTGGTGTTCTTAATGGTTCACTTAAGGTGTATGTTGATCCATACGCTGTCGGTGATTACGCAGTGGTAGGTTATAAGGGAGATAGTGCTTATGATGCAGGTATATTCTACTGCCCATACGTACCTCTTACAATGATCAAAGCAGTTGGAGAAAATACTTTCCAACCTAAGATTGCATTCAAGACTCGTTACGGAATCGCAACAAACCCATTTGTAACTGCAAGTGGCGGCGCGGCTGGTAACACATCTAACCTGAATCAATACTACCGTAAGTTCGGTGTTGTTGGTATCTAATTAGATATCGGTTAAAGCAACCTTTAAACTTAAAGAGGAGTTCTTCGGAGCTCCTCTTTTTTTGCGTTATAAATAGATATATGGCTGGAACAAACTTAACAAGTAATATCAATCTTTTAGCACCAACTGGTTTTAAACTTACGATCAACCGTGAAAAGTTCGCGAACACCGAATACTTTATCACGTCTTTTTCTATACCAGACATCGCGGTATCTGCGGTTGAAACACGATATCGTGGTGTGATATCGTACGAATCAGGCGAGCCTAGACAGTTTGGTGATTTGTCAATTCGATTTGCGATTGATGAAGATATGAAAAACTATAACGAAATATACGATTGGCTAAAAAGCAATTCTAATCAAGGTTCGAATAAAGGTCAGATAGAAAGACACGACATGATTCTATCTGTTTTGTCAAGCCATAATAACGTTACGAAACAATTTCAATTCAGGGATGCATTCCCTACCACTATTGGTGGTGTTGAGTTTAGTACTCAAAATACAGATGTTGAATATTTGCAGGCAGATGTTACATTTAGATACACTGAATATGACATTATAAAATAAGAATAAATAACTTTATATTATGATTAACTTGGAACAAATCCTAGAGATGTGGAAGAAAGACACAATCATCGATGACGTATGTTTAGATGATGAAACAATAAAGTCTTCTAAATTACACGCCAAATACCTTGAACTTTTTTCAATGGCTAAGCTTATGCTAAAGAAAAAAGAAATGGAACAAGAATCCATGAAAAAGGATAAGTGGCTTTACTATAACGGTAAGATGTCGCAAGAAGACATGGACAACCGTAAATGGAAATATGATCCATTCGATGGTATGACTAAACCATTAAAGAGCGACATGGACATGTACTACTCCACTGATAAAGATATGGTGCGGATTAAAGCACAGATAGATTATCAGAAAACTATCATTGATACTCTTGAAGAAATCATGGGCAACATACGCTGGAGGCACACCCACATCAGGAACATTATTGATTTTAAGAAGTTTACTTCTGGAATGTAATGCTAAAGGCAAGAAAAAATTTACCAGATCTGTTACAAAATAATTCTATTGGGATAGAATTAGGCGTTGCTGCAGCTTCTTATACAAAGGTGTTATACGATTCTAAAAAATTTAAAACACTTTATGGAATAGATATGTGGAATAGCAGAGGTCATACTGATGATGAAATGAAATCTGCAAAAAAACTTGTTCCTAATGTAAAAATTATGCATGGCACATTTGAGCAATTTGTGAATAAGTTTGAAGATAACTTTTTCGATTTTATTTACATAGATGGATATGCACATACCGGACAAGACGATGGAAAAACACTGTATGATTGGTGGCCAAAATTAAAAGTTGGAGGTATATTTTCAGGCCATGACTATTGCAAGAAATACGCTGAAACTATAAAAAGAGTAGATGCTTTTTATAATAAAAACATCGATAACATTGTTCCGTGGTCACTTAACGTAACAAACGATGTTGATAATTTTCCGTCTTGGTATTTTTATAAAAGATGATAACCGCACACAGAAAAGACGAATCTCGAATTTTTTTAGAAAGCCAAGACACCGGCCTTCTTATGGAGTTGTGCGAGTACTTTACCTTTTACGCTGAAGGATACAAGTTTATGCCAGCTTATAGAAATAAGTTATGGGATGGAAAAATACGTTTGTTTGATAGACGTTCTAATACTTTGCCTTATGGCTTACTCAAAAGAGTAGCAGAGTTTTGTTACGAAAGAAACTACAAAATTGAATATGATGATTCTTTAAAGAACAACACCTTATTCGAAGAAAAGGGAGAACTAGAAAAATTTGCTAATAATCTTTCTTTATCGAATGGCGGTAAAACTATTACACCTCGTGATTACCAGTTAGATGCGTTTATCCACGCTGCGCAAAACCATAGATGTTTACTGTTATCTCCTACTGGATCTGGTAAATCGCTTATCATCTATATGTTACTAAGATACTTTTTAGATAACGACATGGATAAAAAGGCGCTGGTGGTAGTTCCTACAACATCGTTGGTTGAGCAGATGTATAAAGACTTTGACGAGTATTCAAAAAACGATAGTACCTTTTCTGCAGAAGAAGATGTGCACCGAATTTATTCAGGAAAAGAAAAGCACGATTTTGATCAGTCAGTGGTAATTACTACATGGCAAAGCGCTATTAAATTACATGCAAGTTGGTTTGTTCAATACGGCTTTGTAGTAGGTGATGAAGCTCACACCTTTAAAGCTAAATCGTTAACTACAATTATGAATCGATTGACAGAAGCGTACGTGCGAATAGGAACTACAGGAACCATTGATGATGCTATCTCTAATCAAATGACGTTAGAAGGTAATTTCGGACCTATTCGAAAAGTTACAACTACAAAGGAGTTGATTGATTCTAACACGTTAGCACAATTGACTGTGCAGTGTTTAGTACTAAAGTATTCAGACGAAGAAAAGAAGATATGCAAAGGACTGAAATACCAAGATGAAATCGATTTTATCGTGAGCCATGAAAAACGTAATCGATTTATTGTGAATCTTACGTGTGATCAGCAGGGGAATTCTTTAGTGCTATACAATCTGGTGCAAAAACACGGTAAGCCTCTTTACGATATGTTTGTTGAAAAATGCAAAAGCACAGGACGTAAAGTATTCTTTGTATCAGGTGCAGTAAACGCTGAAGAGCGCGAAAGAATACGAGCTATTACTGAAAAGGAAAAGAACGCGATTATTGTTGCGAGTGTGGGTACCTTTAGTACAGGTATAAATATAGTTAACCTGCACAATATAATGTTTGCTTCACCAACAAAATCACAAATAAGAGTTTTACAATCTATCGGAAGAGGATTAAGAAAAACAGAAGATGGTCAAGGGACGACTATTTACGATTTAGCTGACGATTTGTCATGGAAGAAATCTAAGAACTACACCTTGAATCACGCAATTGCACGAGTTAAAATATACACTAAAGAGAAGTTTAACTATAAAATCAGTGAGGTGCCACTATGAGCGATTATAACCCATCAGACGATTTAAAACAACACATGCGTGAAGCAGCAATAATGAGCTATCGATTAGTGGACGGCAGTTACATATTGGCAGAAGAAATAGATGCTGACGAAGAAAACAACGTGATATACATTGCTGACGCGTTAGAACTTAATGTTATAGGTGCAAGAGCGTACTTCACTTGTTGGTTAGATTCAGAAGAAGATGAAATGATCCAGCTTGTCGGAGATAAGATCGTAGGTCGTACAGAGACACCGATGCATCTAAAAATGGATTACCATAGATACTATATACTTCAGAAATTGAAGAACGTTTTAACGAAAGACGAAATAAGTAAAGTAATTGAAGAGATGTTTAATCCTCCAGTTGATAATCAAGATTTAACAGATGAATACGAAGAGGAAGAAAAATGGAAAACCGATGGCGGTATTAGTTCTGAAAAGAATTTGAAACCCGATTATGGATTTGAATCAACCTCTGACTACCATTTTAAATGGAGAAAGAAGTTTAAAGGAAACAACTAGTCATACCCTTTCCTTGTTTGGTTTTAATTATTATACCAAAAAAGCAGACAGTTGTAAATAAAAAAGTGCGAAAAAGGGTAACTTTTTTTATTTACTTTTGAGTGATAATATAGTATAATAGATACAGAAAATAATGAAAAGCGAACCTAATAAAAAACCTAAAATTAAACCTAGGGATAAACCACACTACGTAAACAATAAACAGTTTTCCCAGTCAGTAGTAGATTATGTCACCTCTGTGAATGAAGCTCGTGAAAAGATGGTAGATGAGCCTAGAATTACAGAGTATATCGGCACATGTTTTCTAAAAATTGCAGAAGGATTATCGCACAAACCAAATTTCGTAGGGTACACATACCGCGAAGAAATGGTCATGGATGGAGTAGAAAATTGTATTAAAGCAATAATGAATTACGATGTTAAAAAGGCAACACGTACTGGATTACCAAACGCCTTTGCTTACTTTACACAAATTGTGTACTTTGCCTTTTTGCGCAGAATAGCTAAAGAGAAGAAGCAGCAAGAAATAAAAGAAAAATATATAGACTATGCTGGAGCTAGCGCCTTTATGGAAATTGGCGATCATCCAGATTCAAATGGCATCGTTGATAGAGTACGTTATAAATCACAAAGAATTAGATACAATGACGATAAGATTAAACAGTTTGGAAAAGAACTTAAAAAACGTGCTAAGAAAAAAGTAGTAGGCGGATTAGAAAAATTTCTATAATACATTATGCGAATAGCGATATTGAATGATACTCATGCCGGAGTTAAAAATGGTGCTGATATCTTTTTAGATTATTCAGAAAAATTTTATGATGAAACCTTTTTTCCGTACTTGGTTGAACACGGAATAAAGAAGATAATTCACTTAGGTGATTATTTCGAGCATCGTAAGTATGTAAACTATAAAGTTCTTGAACATAACTACGAAACGTTTGTTTCTAAGTTATACGAGCATGATATGCACATGGATATTATTCCAGGAAATCATGACGTTTATTTTAAGAACACTAACAACCTAAATTCGCTTGAACAAATTCTAAGTAAGTATAGTGATCGTATTCATATACACATGGATCCAAAAGTAATTAATTATGATGGATTAGATATTGGCTTAGTTCCGTGGATAAGCAAAGATAACGAAGAAGAATGTATGGAGTTTATGCGTACTGCTTCTGCTCCTATTCTTATGGGTCACTTAGAACTTGGCGGTTTTAGATATATGGCTAATGCTAATATCACATCACATGGTATGGGCACAGAAATTTTTCAAAGATATGAAGCTGTTTATTCTGGCCATTATCATACAAAGAGTACACAGGAAAATGTAACGTATCTTGGTACTCAATTTGAACTTACTTGGTCTGATGCTGGTGATCCTAAATACTTTCATGTATTAGATACTGATACCCGCGATATTTTGCCAGTGCGTAATCCTGCGGTGTTGTTTCAAAAAATTATCTATGATGGTGATGACGAGCCAACACTTGAACAGGAAAGAATAGAAGGAACATATATCAAAGTTGTTGTAAGTAATAAAAAAGATCTATTTGCCTTTGATCAGTTCATGGACAAGTTGTATAATCTTAATCCACACGAAGTACGCATTATAGAAAACTTTGATGAACTTGCAGGTGGTAGTATCGACGATGACGATGTTGATACTGTCGATACACCTACACTATTAAACAGTTATATCGACACAGCAAAAACAAATTTGAATAATGACATTCTCAAGAAAATGATGAATGAACTCTATATAGAAGCACAGGCTTATGATAATATTTAAGAAGGTCCAATACAAAAACTTCCTTTCAACTGGCAATAAAGAAACTACGGTTTATCTCAATCAGGATAAATCTACATTAGTTGTTGGTGCTAATGGTGCAGGTAAATCTACATTACTTGATGCTCTATCGTTTTCCCTATTTGGTAAACCACACCGTAGTATTAACAAGCCTCAACTTGTAAATACTATCAACAATAAAAACTGTTTAGTTACAGTTGAATTTTCTGTAGGTGGTTTAGAGTATAAGATCATCCGCGGTATGAAGCCCAATATATTTGAAGTATACAGAAATGGACAACTGCTAAATCAAGAATCTCATAGCAGGGATTACCAAAAAATTATTGAGCAGAACATTCTTAAGCTTAACCATAAGTCTTTTCACCAAGTGGTTGTTTTAGGATCATCTAACTTTATTCCTTTTATGCAACTACCTTCGCACTCAAGACGAAGTGTTATTGAAGACTTGTTGGATATCGGTATTTTTACTAAGATGAATGTAGTCTTAAAAGATAAAATAAATTTGTTGCGTAGTCAATCGCAAGATACTGATAATAAGCTCGATTTGCTTAAAGAAACAATTCAACTACAGGCCAAACATATCGCAGATCTTAAAAACATTGATACGTCTAATAAAGAAAAGAATGAAAAAAAGATTGCGCTGATCGATGATGAAAACCAAGTATTGATTGATAGTAATAAAGAACTACAAGAAGAGTACGATAATACTTACACTGAGGTAAAGGCGAATATGGATACCGCTCATAACAAAATACAAGATCATAGTTTCGCAGAACAATCTTGGAATTTGAATGTAGGTAAAATTGTCAAAGAGGCTAAATTCTATGAAGAAAATAACGTGTGTCCTACGTGTTCTCAAGAATTAAGTTTAGATTTAAAAACCAAAAAAGAATCTGAAGCTAGAAAAAAGGCAAAAGACATAAGTTCAAGAATAACTAACTCTATTGAAAAGCGTCTTGGTATAGAAGAATTGCATGAGAAGTACCGTAAACAATGGGTACATCTAAACGAAGTTCAAACATCTATTAATAATAATAAGTTGAGGTTGACATCCAATAACGAAAAGATTGATGACTTAAAAATAGTTGAAACCGTAAAAGACACAAAGACAGCAGAAGATAAACTGTTAAGTGATAAAGAAGAACGCGAAAAACTTTCTGAACTAAGAGTAGAACAATCTAAACTAAGTTCTTATATGGACGCATTAAGTGAGCTATTGCGTGATACAGGCATTAAAACAAAAGTTATCCGCCAGTATCTACCTGTCATGAACAAGCTTATAAATCAATATCTTCAGGTTCTAGACTTCTTTGTGTTGTTTAATTTGGATGAATCGTTCAACGAAACTATCCGTTCTCGCCATAGGGATGTATTTACTTATCCATCTTTTTCTGAAGGTGAAAAGCAACGTATTGATTTAAGCCTTCTTTTCGCTTGGCGTCAAATCGCTAAAATGAAAAACTCAGCAAATACTAATCTGTTGATTCTTGACGAAACATTTGATTCGAGCATGGATGCAGACGGTGTTGACAACCTCCTCAAAATACTTTATACACTAGGAGATGATACTAACGTTTTCATTATTTCTCATAAACAGGATATGCTCGAGGGCAAATTTCCGCGGAAACTAGAGTTTGAAAAGGTAAATAATTTCAGCAGAATGAAGTGATTTTTCATAAGTTGTTGATAGTAATATAGTTAGTGTTTTGACATAGCTGCATTTTGTTATGTACTTTTGCCTCATTCTATGGTATAATAGTACTATAACAATTAGGTAAGGTTTATGGAAAAAATACTCGATTTACAAAATCAATCATCTGTAGCACGGTTACTCGCCACAGAGAATATTACGGTCACTCACAAAAGGGGTATCACAACCGCATACTTCGATGTAAAGCATCGTGTACTTGGTCTTCCAGTCTGGAAAGATAAAGGCAAAGTGGTGTATGATATGCTTGTTGGTCACGAAGTATCACATGCTCTTTTTACTCCTGCTGATGGATTTGAAAAGTTTGTTGAGGAAGAAGGACGTAAGCATTTTGACATCTTAAACATTATTGAAGACATTCGTATCGAGCGGCTTATTAAAAACAAGTATGCAGGCATGCCAAGAATATTCAATGGTGCTTATAAGGACCTTGTAGAAAACGACTTTTTCGGTATTAACGACAAAGATGTTCCATCACTAGGCTTCCTTGATCGTTTGAATTTACGCGGTAAGATTGGTACAGTTGTCGATATTCCTCTCAACGATGATGAAGAAAAGCTTTACCGAGAATGCTATGCTGCAGAAACATTTGAAGATGTAGTTGAGCTTTATCACAAAGTAAAGAAGTTTGCACAGGAAGAAGCCAAAGCTAAAAAGCAAGAGGCTGACGACAACGAAGATCAAGAAGGTGATACTTCTGAAGATGGCGAAGGTGAACAACTTGAACCACAGGAAAGTAGTTCTGAAGATGGCGATGGTTTCAGTAATTCTTC